CGCCCCCCCCCCGGATCCGCCCGCGGCGGGCTTGCCCTGGAACGTATGTCGTCATACGCTTAGGGCAAGCCCGCAGCACCTACCACCTAGCGAGGAACCATGAGCACCAAGACCTCACCGACCAAGACAACCTGGACCCGCGTCTTCCAGCACCCTCAGGCGCGAATCAAGCCACTCGACGCGGACACCCTGCACGAGGCCAGCACGTGCCTCGTCTACGAGGACGGCCAGGCCGTCGCCCAGCTGAAGCGCTGCGGTCAGCGCTGCTGGGGCGTCTACCCGACCGGGATGACGATCCCCGCCGCGTTCGGAGCCTCCGCCCTGGAGGCCGTGACGACGTGGATGAGCGCACGGAACGGGGCGGCCGCGTGACCGCCTCCCTGACCGCCGCCGCCGTCGCCCTAGCCATCGGCCTGCCGATCTTCGCGCTCGGAGAGCGCATCCGCGAGCGCGAGGAGCGCCGGCCCGCACACCCCGCCCCACCCACTCGTAAGGAGACACCATGAGCAGAGATGGGTCGTTTGACCGCTTGGCCCGAGACACTGCGGCCCTTGTAGCTGCGTACCGAAAGACGTCCCGCGAAGGAGGGGGCAGCCTCCTCCTAGAGGACGGGACCTTCGTCATCAGCGAGGAGACCCTGCCGGACCTGGATTCGGACGTATACCTGTATCTCGGCGAAGGGGCCCGGCTTGAGGTTCTCGACGGACTGACCCCCCGAGTACAACTCACCCTCCCGGACGAGTACGTGGAGGCCCTGGATCAGATTCCAGACACTCCGGCCAGGTCCCGCCGACTCTACTGGTCCTCGCCCACGCCGCCCCTCGGCCTGGACGACCCGTCCCAGAACCCCTACGGTGAGGGAGACGTGACTCTGTACGTCCCGGAGAGCCTGGAGCCCGTCTACCGGGAGAAGGGGTTCTCCGAGTGGGGGACGCCCAGCCGCCGCTACCTGGAAATCTGGGAGGGGTACGAGCCGCCGGCCGTACCTGCTTCCGACAAGGCCGGAGCTGGCGGCGAGGCCGTTGAGTCGCCGAACCACTACACCTGGCTCGGGCAGTCGCTCGCCGCGCTCGGGCTGAGTGACGCGGCCAACGTCGAGTCGTGGGACGTGCTCGACGCGGCCTTCCCCTCTGACCCGCTGCTGTGGAACTGCGGCAAGTACCTGCTGCGTCAGGGACGCAAGGGAGGCGAGGAGAAGCGCTTGGAGGACCTGCGCAAGGCCCGCCAGTACCTGGACCGACAGATCGCCCAGCTGAGTCGGGGAGGTGAGTGACAGGGATCACTGAGATGTGGGGATAGATGGGCTGGCGCCGTCCTTATGGGCGGCGCTAGCCTTATCTTGTACGTAGCCGACCACCCAACTCACAAAAGGAACGTGACATGAGCAACACGGACACCGCCCCTGCCGAGACCTACGCCGAGAAGGTGGACCGCATCGCCGCCGAGCTGCTGGACGTCCTGCGCGACGTCCTCGGCCCTGAGCGCCGACTGCCGGAGCCGCGGGCCAACTACGCCCGCTACGGTGACCACTCAGTCACCGTGCGCGACGGCGAGAACGGCCGGGTCGAGGTGACCGCGCACCTGACCAGCTCCGGCGCCGTGCGGGAGTACTCCGCTCTCCTCACTCACGGCGACCCGGAGCCGCGGCCGTACTCAGCCGTCGGCCCTCTCCGCATGGACTGCTCGGAGAGCCCCGAGGAGCACCCGACCCTCACCTACGTCCTCCCCCTCGTCGTCCGCCTCGGGCTGGCCGAGGAGCGCCTGGAGCGGGCCCGTGCCGCTCTGGAGGCGTCCGGCCGCCCCGTGGAGGACTGCGGCCCGAGCATCGCCCTGCGGGAGCCCTGCGCGTGGGGAATGCGAAACGTCGCCACCGTCGAGCTCGACCCGGACAACGGCATGCTGCGCGTGCACGGCAGGGACGCTGGGCAGGTGCGGGAGATTCTGTACCAGGCCAAGGTCTTCTAGAGTGACTCACGTCACTGAATACGCCCCGCCAGCGACTTGCAGGCGGGGCGTATGCATTCATACACTTGAGTCATGAGCACGGACCGCCCCACCCCCTCCGCCCAGATCGTCGCCATCGCCGCCACCCTGGCCCTGATCGTCACCACCTTCGTCATCGCCCTGGCCGCCTTCGCCGCCGGCGCCTACCCGCACCGGCACGCCGACGGGCCCGTCCCGGACCCGGCCTCGCAGGCCGTCGAGGAGCGCCCTGAGGCGGCTGAGCCGTCCCCGGCCGACCTGCTCGACCCGTCGATCGGTCGAGGCGCCGACTCGAGGGTCTGCGTCACCTCCCCTAAGTCGCCCCGCTGTCGGCTCGAGGGCGGCAGCGGCCTGTCCATCACCCGCGGCGGCCACGCCATGCGGCCGGCTACCGACGGCCCCGAGGTCCTGCTCGACAGTGAGTGGGACGAGACCGGCCCCGCGGACATGCCCGGCCGCGCTCCCGGCCGCGGCGGCTGGGTCGGAGAGGAGGGCCCATCCCGAGCCTGATCCCGCCGTTTAGCCGCCCCGGCTTGCGCCCTGACCGTATGACGGCATACGGTGTAGCCATGATCGATTCACGCACCGCCCAGCAGCCCACCGACCACCTCACCGCCCAGGAGCCCACTGTGACCCAGCCCACTGACTTCACCCCCACCCCCACCGCCGACCAGCTGACCGACCAGCTGAAAGTTGTGGCGGCCGCAGCTTCCGCCTCCCTCGTCCTGGCCCGGGTCGATGAGTGGCGCACCGGCCAGATCGGCCTCATCAAGGAGCACAGCCCGCTCCAGGCCCGCATGCGGGTCGAGGAGGGGCAGATCGTGGCCAGGATGACCGGCCGCGAGCGCCCGGGCCGTGAGGTCGCCGGCGAGATGGCCGACGTGATGGCCGCCCTCGTGCAGCACTTCGAGTCGCCCCTGCCCGCCTGACCCGGCGTCCCGACTAGCGGCCCCGTCCAGCGGCCCCGCCCACCTCCTCAGGTGAGCGGGGCTCTTTCATGCTCGTTAAGGGGTCTGGGAGCCTATCTGACGGACTTTCATGGCCGGATAGGGCCGTCATACAGGGGCGGCGCCGTTAGGCCGTCAGAGAGGCTTACACGGCCTCACGGCCCCGTAGGGTAGGCGCCGTCCGGCCGCTCGAGGGGGTCGAGCAGAAGGTCAGGCCGTGTAAGCGCCGTAGACGGACGAACGCCCCGGTACCTAGGTGTTGGTACCGGGGCGTAGGTGTTAGGCCGTCAGAGTGGCTTACAGGACGCTTGTGAGGCGCTCCAGCGCGAGGCGGGCCGATGGGGCGCGGACGGCGGCGGCCGCGTAGCGGTCCTGCCAGCGGGGCAGCTGGTGGGCGCGGGTGTAGGTGAGGGTGGCGAACCAGGGGCGGACCGACAGGCCGCCGGCGGGGGAGTGGACCATCTCGTCGGGGACTCCGTCGAAGGCGTGAGGGTCCTCGCGCAGGACCGTGGAGGCGGGGGCGGTCGCCCAGGCCGGGACCTGCTCGATGACGGCCACGGCGTAGCCACCCAGCTCGGCCCAGGTCCGGGCGCGGCCCTCCCCCTCGACGCGGTAGAGGGCCGGGGACGGGGAGGTGACGACGCTGAGGGGCTGCCCGGCCTGCAGGTGCGGGGCGCCGCTGGGCAGGGTGGCCGGGTGGCGGGCGATCTCGTCGTCGAGATCGTGGTCGATGACGCGGTAGGTGGTGCGAGGGCTGTCGGTCTGGCTGAGGGAGTAGCGGTTGCTCATGGGTAGAAGTATGCACGCATACGCGGTCGGGGGCAAATCGGGCCGGCCGGGGAACCTGGAAGAACCCTGGGAACGTAGTGTGGTCCCAGCCACAGGTAGTTTCTATAGTTATGGCTTACTCCCCCCTACGGGGGGAGTAAGCCTATTACTTAACTTATAACTTAGCATACAACCGCGTCATTCCAACGGAAAGTACGTATGCCCAGCATACATTTGGAGGGGGCAAGTGTATGATAAGTTACATGTGACCCAGATCTCTTGCCCGCCATCATACGTCACTTTGAGAAATTAATTTGAGTGACGGCATTCACATCCGGGAGAGGTGAACCTGGAAGGAACCTGAGAAACCTGGGAGAACCCTGAGAACCGCTACGAACCGGGGCGGGGTCGGTCACCATCGGAGACGGGGTCGGATCAGCCGCAGGGGCCTCCTACGGGACCTACCTGCCCGAGCCGGGCGGGCGAACCTGTACCGATCCGGGCAGGGATGTCTACGTACCGCCGTCGGAGGCGCGCGTCCAGGGCCGAGTACCGGCTGCGGGAGACGCCGAGGAGGGCGGCCCCGGGCGCCCGGAGACCGGCCGCGGAATACCGCGGAAAAGTGGGGACGTGTATGCCGTCATAACGGACTTTTCGTTGCAATACCAACGGTCGGAGAAAACCGGGACGGAATTGGGCAAGCCGTGGACCGCCTCCGCACCCGTACCCGTTGGCGGGGCTAGACGTGGCCGTAGTCACACAAGAGAGCGGGACAGGCCGAGGGCGTGGGAGGCGGTCCGACTGGCGCTTGCCCCCGTCCCAGCAAGCTGGGCCGCGGCTGCGCGCGAGCGTCCTCGCTCCGGCGCATGCCACGGTGCCTCCCGATCTCTACGGCGCCTGGCGCGTCGCTGCGCTCCGCGACGCGGGCGCCTGGGAGATGCGTGACGCAGCGATGGCATACACCTGCGCTCGGAGCACTCGCCCTGTGAGTATGTGAGCCCTGCCTGGGAACGTGCATGCCAGGGTGCACCGACCTGCGCCTGGGGGCTCCGGTCGGTGCAGCCATGGCATACACGCGCCATGCAGGGGAGGGCTGTGCGGGGCGGTTCGCCACGGGGCGGGGTGTCGGTCGGCCTGCCGGCCTCCCGAACCGCCCCGGGCTCAGGGTGCCCGCTACGCCCTCGGGAGGTGACGAGCCGTGGGGTGAGGAGCCGCGGCGCCCCGAGGGGAGACGGTGAGAGGCGCGGAGCTAGCCGGCGAACGGGTGGGCTGCCAGGCCGCCGAGGGTGAAGGCCGTCAGGAGGAGGAGGACGGCGGACAGGATGAGGAAGACGATGTCGGAGGGGCTGGGGCTGCGGCGGGGGGTCATGTCGATCTCCTGAGGGTAGCGAGGGGCTGAGCGGGTGGGAGGGGATGATGCGCTAACGCGAGCGTGCCCGGACGGCGGTGGGCGGGAATGGCCGAGAGCGGTGGGAGGCGGGGCCGGTGGGGAGGCGTATGCCGCGCTACCGGCGGATCAGGGCGGTCAGGGAGGTGTCCTCCTCGAGGACCACGGCGCGCCGGGAATCGGGGGAAATCGTTGCGAGGCAAGGCAAAGGTGTGTCTTGGGAGGTGGTGCAGCGGGGGAGGTCGAGCGGTGACGCGTGGGAATTTGTCCGGTCATATGCGGCGCCGGTGTCCTCGGTCACCCAGTCGGGCTGGGCGTTCATTTGTCCTGACATGGGGTAGGGGGCGCCCTGCCCGGAGTGAGTACTTTGTCCTGACATGAGGACGGCGCTCGAGGAGGTCTGACCGGACCGGGCCGCGAGCGCGGCCTGCCTCGCCGAGGAGATTCCGGCAGCGGCGAAGAGCTGCATCGGGATGAGGATGGCGGCCGCGAGCGCGGGGGCCGCGAGCGCGGCGCGCAGGTGGCGGCTCAGGCGGCTCTGGCGGCGTAGCCCCTTCGTCCCGGTAGGGGCGGTGTGGGGGGGGGCCACTCGACCATGAGTCGGTTTGCGGTGTGTGCTAACACGCGGGAAGGCCGGGCCGACGACGGGCAGCAGCCCGGTCGGCGTGCGGTCGGCCCAGATGTCGGCCAGGCGCTCGCGGTGGGCGGCCTCCTCGTGCTCGAGGCGGGCCAGGTGGTCGGCTGTCGGGAAGGTGGCGGTGGGGCGGTCGAAGGCGGCGTGGCGGGCCGGCTGAGTGGAGGTGGCGGGGCGGGCGGTCTCTGTCGTGCTCATGGGTTAAGTGTATGCCGTCATACGCAGGGAGTGCAAGCCCGGGAGGGCGGGGAGTAGGTGACGTGGGACACCGACTGCCGCCACCCATCCCGGGCCGGGCCGGGGTCAGGATCGGCGCGGCGTGGGGCGCAGGCGGTCCGCCAGGACGCGATCCATGAGGCCGCGCACCGTCTCGGGCAGGGTGGATAGGGTGGCCATCTCGCACGTGTCCGCGTAGCTCACCACGTACTCGCCGGTCTCCGGCACGGGCCACACCAGGATCGGCCAGGGGATGAGGCCGGGCGTCCTGTAGCTGGCGGGAGGGACCCGCCAGCCGATGCACACGGCCGGCTCGGACGCGGTCCATATGGCGTGCGAGGGGTCAGCCAGCATCGTGCTGACCAGGCACGCCGGGGCTAGCTCGGCACGCAGGAGGGCGGATGCGGCGGATGCGAGGGTGCTCATGCTCTAAGCGTATGACAGCATACGGGGCGATGCAAGTCGGGAATCAGGGTCGAGGACCGGAGGCTTGAATCTCCTCCGAGAGGGGGAGGCCGGTGGGGATTTGCGAGGCCCGGGAGACGGGGACGGCCCGCATCTCCTCCCAGGTCTCGATGACGTCGCCGGTGTGCGGGACCAGGAGGCCGCCGCCTTCGAGTCGGTAGCAGCTGGCCGCGTCTCGCATGGCGAGCGCGTTGGTCACCAGACCGACTCCGGACTCGTAGCCGGACACGATGCGGATGAGGGGCTTGTCGGGCCAGGGGGACGGGGTCTGCGGCTTCGGTGTAGTGCTCATGCCCCAAGCGTATGCTTTCATACGTGACCGATGCAAGCCAGACGGTGCCGCTATCTGGTGACCTACGTCTCCTCACCGATAGGGTTTCTCGATGTTCACGGAGAGATCGATAGGGGAGGGGGTGGCTTGGCCCCCCTATAATCTGTGCGTATAAACCACCCTCAACCTTTTGTATGGGAGCATACATGTCACCTTCAGCCCCGACTTCTCGCGGCCCAGGCGCCCGCGAGGCGCTCACCGACGCGGCCCTGCTGGCCGTCGACACCCTCCTGACCGCCGGCGCGGCGCTGCGCGTCACCCGCTTCGCCACCACTGACGTCCTGGGCGGCTGGGCCCTGTCGGACCCCCTCCACAGGTGGGCCTCCTCCAAGGAGCCGGGACAGCCCTTCGGCTACCTCGCCCCGGCCTCGGCCCCGCGCCACCGCATGGTCTCCGCCCTGGACTGCCCGTTCTGCGTCGGCACCCAGGCCACCCTCGCCATCGGAGCGGCCCTGGCCCTGACCTCCTCCCGATCCGGCCGCCGCTCCCGCACCTCCCCGCTGGGCCGCGCCCTTCGCGCCGCCTGCGCCACGCTCGGCGCGGCCTACGTCGTGGGCCACGTCTCCCACAGGATCGACTCGGCCGCCCCCGCCGCCGACGCCTACGCGGACGCCTACGCGGAGGACTCGAAGTGACCGCCCAGCCGGCATCCCGCACCTCAGCCGCGACCGTCTCCAGCCTCGACGCCTACCGCTCCCGCGCTCTGGCCCGCCGCGGCGTCATCGTCCAGCAGCCTCCGGCCCTGACCGCAGCGGCCTCCCGGCCCGCGGCGACCGCCGCCCTCGTGG